CGCTGGTGTTTCATCGTCTGAATTTTCTTGAACCTCTAATTGGATGTTATCGCTCTTGTTGGATTCCTTTGGTGCGTCCAGCTTCACATATTCAAGACTCTGCTCAAGTGAGTGGCCCATATTTTTCGCGGTTTGACTGAGTTCTTTCAAACTAATCTTCCCCGATTGAAATCGATCGGTTAAATAGGAATGTCGAAGAGCATTTACGCTCACCCCCTTTCCGAAAATCTTGTTCAGCCGTTGGGTAAAGGTCACCTGCGACAAGGGTTTCCAATTCGAATCGTTTAACAAATAGTCACTGTGTGGCTTCACGTGATTGATAAAAGTATTTAAAACCTTAGCCAGTTCAGGGGGGCACGACATAGTTTTAACCCCATAAAATTTGGCCGTCTTGTAGCTGTTAAAAACAAGCTGGCATTTATTCCCTTTCCCAGTCATATAGTTGTCCTTGTCTTTTTCAATATTATTGACCTTGAAGCAAACCCAGTCCTTCACGCGCTGGGGCTCGATAAATATCCCACTTGATAAACAAAGCATAATATAGTCCTGCCACGTTTGGAATTCCTTTGCTGTTAGTTCCCTGTGTTTCATTTCCTTGACCAGATAATCAGCTGTGGATTTATATTTCTCAAACACGGCCTTGATCTGGTCTTGGGTTACCCAGTTCTCTTTTTGCTTGTCCGTCATTTGTTGTTCCTTTTGAAGATTGTTGTATTCAGTCGCTTCATCTATCATGGCTTTTTGATATTCTGGCTTTTCAGTCAAGACAAACAGCGCACTTAAAATTGTTTTCTTCGAAGCCAAGTTTTTGTCTTTAATGTGTTCTAAAATTTCTTCTGTTTTGTTGTAATTTTTTAGATCAAATTCGCCGTCCTTAAATAGATTTCTGTATAGACTGTTCAAAATAGAGCAATACGTATTGACAGAGCTGTCGGAAATATTGGGGCGATTCTCTTTAATAGACTTTCCAATAATTATTTTGTTCATGTTATACATTCCATAAATATTTTATTTTTTGCTAAACAAACTAATTAAAAACTTTGCGTTTGTTTAGGAAATTTTTTAATATTTCCTTAATGTATAAATAAAAATGGAATCCTGCGACCAATTCTATAGCGAGCTCCAGAACAAGCAACGAGAACTCCACGCAAAATTGAAGACGTTTGACGACGCCGAACCCAATAGCGAGAAAGCAATGAAAGCATTACATAAAAAATTGGAAACAATTGACAAACTGATAACTCTTGTACTGAAATATATTTACGACAACCGTGCTTAATCCAAAAAAATAACAAGGGAATAATTCTTTTGTTACTTTAGAATATATGACAAAGAAGAAACAAGGTGGGAAACTATCGGTAACGCAATTCAAAAATCTTTTGAATGCCTCGTATGATGATAAGGCGGAAAACATCGACGGGTACAAAAAAGACAACTCGGTCTCAACAAAAACGAGCAAGGTTTATTACAACCCCGAAACCAAGCACACGGTAGTAGCTCATAAGGGAACGGAAGGGATTACCGATTGGGCAAACAATGCGGTGTATGGTCTTCTTGGCGAAAAATATTATAAAAAAACAAAACGATACAAGGAAGCCAAGGCGGTTCAAGAAAATGCTGTAAGAAAATATGGTAAAGATAGCCTCACAACCATCGGACACAGTCAAGGCGGTCTCCAAGCCGAACTTTTGGGCAAATCAGGCAATGAAACAATCACATTAAACAAAGCCACAAGGCCATCCATGCTCTCAAATAACAAAAACAGAAACCAATACGACATTCGAACGCAAAATGACATCGTATCGGGCTTAAATCCGTTCCAAAACAACAATGGAAAAGAGATAGTGATCAAATCAAAGACGATTGACCCCTTGAAAAGCCATACAATCGGCTCGTTGGATAACTTGGAGGACACCATGATGATTGGCCGAGGAATAATTGTGCGTCAAGTCGTATATCCCTCCCTGTAACATTGGAAACGTTATATGAAATATAAAAAAAATATCGTCAAATGGTTAAATAAATATGCACTATAAGAAAATATTTATTTAATTTTCTATATAATCTTATATGATAAGGCAAAAACCTTTATAAAAAACGTTATTTATTACTTTTTAATAGGCTTTTCTTAAATAAATATGAACTATAAGAAAATATTTATTTATATTTCGGTTTTATTTAGTTATTTTCTTTGTTTTCTTTATATTTCTGTATTTATTCCCCAGGGGATTAATAGGAAACCGAATTAACTGTTGGTGTATTCTTCATTGCTTTCCTTTCTTTGTCTTCCTTGTTTATTCTGGCAACATCGTCTTGAGTAAAGGTACCTGGTTTTCCATATCTGGTCATACCCACAACCCCGCTCCCCTTTTTGTAACTCGCCCTACATGCCGGGTCTTTGAGGGCGTCTTTGTATTTTAAATTATTTTTTAAAGCATATTGCTTCACGTGAAGAATCCAAGCATTCGGCATTATATATTACTAAAAGAAAAAAGTTTTTGAAAACCCTTTATCATAAATATTTGACATCATGAACCACCGTTTTGTCTTTCGTATCAAACGAGACCTGTTTGTATTCATTCTTGGTCTCCGCTGGGGCTGATTTATTCTTTTTTTGCTTTGATTTCTTGAATTCGTTGTTGGTGTCCAATGAGAGTTGTTTGTATTCGTTTTTACTCTCCAATGGTGTTTGCCTATATTCTGTGTCGCCATCAAACTGGACTTGCTTAAAATCCGGCTCAACTTCTCGAAAACGGCGCGACAGTTCTTTTTCATACTCGGGTTTAAGGTTTCGATAACGACGGCGTCCCGTTTTCGTCTCGGGTTCAACTGGATTCACCTCTTCGACAGGCTTCACAGGATCCTCAACGGGCTCGACAACTTCAATTTTTACGTCTTCAATTGGTTTGACCTCATTTTGGGAATTAAGTGGGGCTGGTTTCTTGGGATTAAAATTTTCTATAGTCAGCACCTCGAGCAAATTATGACGAAAACGTTCTTCAGGGATGGCATCCAAATCAAGTAACATAAAGTCCTCTTTGATACGCGTACAATACTTATATAATTCCAACAGCGTATCCTTTGTGACGCCAAGATTGTAATCCGACAACACCAATTGGAGGTCGCGAGTTGATGCCAGCTTTTTCAAAATGATGTATGTACAATTAATACGTATTGTTTTTGGGACTTTGAAATACGACTGAGTTAAATACATTATACTGATACCCCCTGCTATTTTACGGCCTCTTATAAACATCTGCTCAATTTTTGATTGGTCCTTCTCCAGGACGACGTCGTCAAAGATAATAAGGCTTTGCTCGTCTGCCTTCTCAAACCCCTTGATTACGCCATTCTTGTCTTTCTGCAAACTTGGCACGTCGTCCAAGCCTTCTTTAATTATCAGCCCAGTTTCAATTTTTTCCTCGAGCCACTGATAAATGGGCTCGTCCTTGTTTTTCGTGTATATATGTACATTGGTAAATGTGTTTCTCATTTTGCTCAAGATATGAACCACCAATTGCGTTTTGCCGGCCCCACTGGCTCCAACAATCACCATTCGGAATGGATGGTTTAACTTGTGATCTTCATAGTGCGGGTTGTGGTACTTCTTAATAAACTTCTTGGGTATAGATTTATACACATTTGGGACGGAATTATCTGCCATTTACTATAGGCAAAGATTATTTTATAAAGTGGCATAAATTTTTTTCAATTTGTTATCGTTGTGTTCTTGTTCGTCTAAATCAAAGTATTTCAAAAATCGTTCAAACGTTTCTGTATAATTCTCTTGTGCTTTCTTACGCTTATTCATGTAGAGCAAAAAAGCCAAGCTAAAAAAACCGCATCTGTCACTTGATAGGTTTTGTATGTGCGTCTGACTATATGCAATTTTCCTTTTAAGTTGTTTCAAATACTTAATCACTTCCTTAGGGGGAACAGCTCCAAAGCTGTCCATGTAGTACGCTCTTAAATCTGGGGAGATGTATAACGCAACCCAGTGCGTACCGCTCCCCTCGTCACTGTCTGACATGTTGATTATGAAATTTATATTTGGCCTTAGCTTAACTTTTGTCAGTTCGTCTTTGCACAAAATATTTATGCGAGGCAAATGTTTTTTATTTGCTTCTTCGAGCAACTGGAAATTGGATGTCATATATATTAAACCTTTATTATTTAATATGTACGCGCTAAATAAACATCAATATCAACAGAACGGCCTTGGGCGAGTTAATACCAACTGCTTTCAAAACCAAGACAACACTTTGCTGGACAAATAGATTTGGCATTCCAATCTCGTTGAGAATTATATTTGACGTAACTCTGTAAGACATTCATAACAGCTTTCTGACGAAATAGTCGCCTACATACCCTGCAACTTTCGCCAAACGGCTGATGCCCTTGATCCGTTTATTGCTATGCAAAAAATCGATGGACCTATCAATAAAATCCAGGTCTTGGCTGTTGTTGAGCTCGGGAAACAGGCGAACCACAATGTTCTTCACGACCTCTTTTTTATCGAGTTTGTCTTTTCCCTTGTATTCGGAGGCTTCCGTCTCGACACACCGGCAAATATAAAGTAAAAATTCCAAATCTCGTTTGAGGCTGTTGAGGTCGCCAATACTCGAGACTTGATTCACGATGTTTTCAGTGAGCTGGTGTTTAGAGGTAAAGGTTAATAAGGAACGTTTGAGCGGGACTAAATGCAACGGGTTCGTTTTCCTTTCCATAATACTCTAAACAAAGAAAATAATATTTGGCTGAATCCCAATATTATTCAATTACTTATTTAAAAAAAAATTGAAACGAGTTGTTCGCTAATTTTCTTAGTACGTTTTGATTTGAAGACCCAAATGGGTTGAGTTTTTTTGTTTAGCATTCAGAAAAATAGAAATAGCAAGTAGCCTCTAATACAGCCATATATTCGGGGCTGGACTTGGTTGGAGTGTGGATGTTGCCCAGACACTATTATCCAAATTTATTAAATTGACCGTCTGCCCTTTGTAATACAAATTAAAATTGTTCCTGTCCGTTCTTCCTGCGTTTAACAATGTTGAATTTACGGTTGTGACATTGTTCTTTTGGAAACTGAGAATACTGCTATTTCCAGTTGTAGCAAATCCGAGCGTGGTGGTTCCATCCCAGCCGTTAAATAATCCAGCAAGCCAGTACTCACCAGGAGTCCCAGTTCTTTCCATAGCAAACACATTCCCGCCACTTGTCAGGGGAACCCAGTTATTTGTTGGGGGGTAATAAAAACCTATGCTTCCAGCTCCAGCGTAATAAGTTGTGTTAAACCCTGTGATTACGCTACCCCACTCAGTGTTACCGTTTGCATAATTCCATAAAACCCCGTCCGTGTCCATAAAATAGGATAATGACCCATTAGCACCAACACCATACTGAGCACCTGTTAATGTTGAAACATTAAAATTGCAAGTTATGTATAATATAGCCGTCCCAAGAGCAGAAAAGCCTCCACCGACTATTAAACTATTCCCTCCTATATATTCTATTGCATTGATGGATGCATTAAATTGATTTGATCCATATCCATTCCAAGAACTTCCCGCCGTATCCCAATACGCCAAATAGGTAGAGTTGGATGCTCCTCCTGCAGTTGTAAAATCTCCACAAACCCAAATGTTAGAACCTACAACAGCCATTTCTCTAACAATTGCCCCAGTCGTTACCCCTGACCCTAACGCATTCCAAGTTCCAGCAGAAACATTCCACCTTGCAATTTTAACCGTACTCGCAACACCGCCAGCTAAAGCAAAATTACCACACACATATATATTCCCTCCATGTAATAATAAACGTTGCCCATTACCTGAAGACAACCCAGTCCCCATAGCGTTCCAACTTGAATTTGAGGTATCGTAATATGCTATTCGCAATGTGTTGGACACTGAATTTACCAAAGTGAAAGCACCCGTAATATAAACTCTTGTTCCGCTAATAAGTATATCATAAACATCTGTTCCTGTAAATGTTCCAAGCGATACAAATGTAGATGTGGCAAAATCGTAATAGCAGAATGTATTTGCGTTTGTAACTCCGTTTAGATTGGTAAAGTTGCCCCCAATATACATTCTATTTAAAACGCTATCATATTTTAAGCATCTAACTGTAACGGCACCAGTCGCAAGCACACTCGCCACCCTGTTAAATGCGTTTGGATTGTTATTAACAATTGTTTTTGTAAATCCAGGGGTTGAGCCAGACGCTAATGTGTGAGTTGTTCCTGATACAAGACTTATATTTTTGCTCGAAGAAATGGCGGTAGTTCCCGTCACAGTCTCCACAGTTAAACCCACGCCTCCAATAATTGCCGAACTTGGTATTCCAGTAAAATTCCCCCCTTCTAATGTTGGGGCTGTACTTGGTTTGACAAAGGTAGAACTCAAAGCACCATCAGGTATGGCCGTGAAGTTGGTCCCAGTAAGAATTGGAGCGGTTGATGGTTTCACAAATGTGGAACTCAAAGCGCCATCAGGTATGGCCGTAAAATTTGTTCCGGTAAGAATTGGAGCGGTTGATGGCTTGACAAACGTTGATTCCAACATACTGTCGCTTACCGATCCAGTGGTCAATGTCGCCTGTTTTCCAGACAACGCCGTGCTAAGTCCATTCACATTGGAAATCTGGATTTGGTTGCTATCCGAAATTAAGGTTTGGTACCCAGACAAATCCCCGCCACCCCCGCCAGATAATCCGGCGATTGTCGTGTTAATAGCATCGATTTGTCCTTGGCCCGAACTCGTAAAATCCAAGTAAGACGCATTAGACAAAGTTGCTTGTTTTCCCGATAGCGCCGTGCTGAGCCCATCCACATTGGAAATCTGGATTTTGTTACTATCGGAGATCAAAGTCTGGTAGCCACTCAGGTCTATGCTTCCCGCAATTCCGTCAATTTGGGACTGCAACGAGGCCAATGTGGTCGGCAAGGGCTCAGTTAAGTTATCCAAATACGATAATTCCCCGGGGGATATTGTGCAACCATTGGCAATGATTGAACCCGACAGCGTGAGAGTTCTACCGGATGAAATGGTCAGGTTCGTATCCGGCTTTAAAAATGTTGATGCAAGAAGACCATCCGAGATTGAACCCGTTGTAAGTGTGTCTTGTTTGGCATTCAATCCCGTTGTTAGTTCGGTAGAGGTCGCCTTGGCATCAAGCTCCGCTTGTAGCCCGGAAATATAAGAAATTTGTAAATCATTCGAGCCAATTGTGTCTTGCTTGGTATTCAATCCCGTGGTTAAGTCGGTTGTGGTGGCCTTGGCATCCAATTCCGTTTGTAACCCCGAGACATAAGAAATTAACAAATCACCGGCGCCAATGGTGTCCTGCTTGGCATTTAATCCGGTTGTTAGTTCGGTAGAGGTCGCCTTGGCATCAAGCTCCGCTTGTAACCCGGAAATATACGAAATTGATAAATCGTTCGCTCCAATGGTGTCCTGCTTGGCATTTAATCCAGTGGTCAGTTCCGTGGTGTTTGCCTTGGCATCCAACTCCGTTTGTAGCCCAGAGACATAAGATATTAACAAATCACCGGATCCAATGGTGTCCTGCTTGGCATTCAATCCCGTTGTTAGTTCGCTTGACGTCGCCTTGGCATCAAGCTCCGCTTGTAGCCCCGAGACATAAGAAATTTGTAAATCATTCGAGCCAATTGTATCCTGCTTGGCATTCAATCCCGTGGTTAGTTCGGTAGAGGTTGCCTTGGCATCAAGCTCCGCTTGTAGCCCGGAAATATACGAAATTGATAAATCATTCGCTCCAATTGTGTCTTGCTTGGTATTCAATCCGGTGGTCAGTTCGGTCGTGGTGGCCTTGGTATCCAATTCTGCCTGTAACCCAGAGACATAAGAAATTATCAAATCACCGGCTCCGATGGTGTCCTGCTTTAATGCTAAGCCGTCATTCAATTCAGTGGTGGTCGCCTTGGTATTTAGTTCGGATTGTAACCCAGATATATGAGAAATAGATAAATCGCCATCGATAATTACGTTTTGCTTTCCACCAAGGCCACTCGTATAAACGTCATAAGTAACTCGGTCATTCAATTGGGTCGACAGACCATTTATATGTGAAATACTTAAATCCCCGTCTTGTACTGTGTTTTGTTTTGTGGCGAGTCCGCTTGTTAATGCCGTCGTGGTCGCCTTTGCATTTAATATATTTTGCAAGTTATTCACTTTACTCACCGCAATCGAGCCATCGACTAATGACAAGGCGGAAGCTGAGCCCATCACCAAATTGGCGTTTATGGTGATGTCATCCACTGTCAAATTTAAAATACTTTCCTCGGTTGAGGTTTGGTTGATTGTCGTCAAATTGGTGACTTCCATGTTTGTCGCGTAAAGCACCCCGTTAATGGTCACATCGTTCTGAAAAGTCTGATTGGAATTATTAAACACGACATTGCCAGAAAGCCACCCATCATTTATGGAATTGTTGGTTAAATTATCTTGTTTTCCGTTTTGCAAATCTGTGATGTCGGTGACAATAGCTGACAAATCCGTGTTCAAGTCAAGAATTTTCGATTTGTTCAAGGCCCCGTCGCTAATGGTCACACCATTAACCACGGTTAGAGAATCACAAACCACCTCTTCTTGAAACACATTGACAATGTTATACCGGGGGATGTTATTGCTCAACCACGTATCATTGATTGAGTTGCTTGTTAAATTTGCTTGCTTCGAGTTTTGCAACGAAGTCAATCCCGAATATATCGTACTGAGGTCGCTGGTCAAATCTATGATTTTACTTTTGTTGATTTTAGCATCAGCAATTACCAGGTCACCATTTAATGTCAAGGTATGAAATTCGAAATCATCTGTCGTTTCAATATTCGGTTGCTTGGTGCTGTGTAGGTCGAGTAAATCGGTTTCAATTATATCCAGATTCGCCTGGATATTGTCGTGCAAAACGGTGACCTCGTTATCAACATAATTTTTGTTAGTGAGGTCGTCCGTATCAACCGGGGCCGTTGTCTTCTTTATGGTTGAAAAATATTTGATACCATCGACGGTTTGGTCATTGGCTAAATCAACGTAGCCATCTTTAATGTAATCTTGAATAAGCGAACCAAATTGAAAAGTCACATCACTCGTGAAATCAATATTTCCGTCTTGGTTGATATCAAAAGAGGCAGTACTCATCTGCCCTGTTGTAAATTTACCTTGAACTTCCATATCGGAAGCAATAATCTGTGGAACACCCGATTGTGCCAAGACAAAGTTGCGGAAGGCGTTATTCTGGTCCGCTTCCGCTATTAGAGCCTGCTTGATTTGTTCGTGGATTACACTTGAGTTGCCAATTACATACGTAGGATCTTCAATATATTCTGCAAAATTGATTCTTGACATTTATATTACATTTAGAAAAAATATAATCTAAATATATTAAAATGGCGACTTATAGTATTCCTAAATTTACACCATCGGTGTTTAATTCAAGCGATTATATTGACACATCCTATTTAACTAAGAAAGAAGCAGACGACTTGTACATCAACGAATTACCTGAAAGCGTTGAACGCCTTATTGGAAATATAAATGTCATTGGCGAGGAAACGGTAACATCTCAAGTCGTCACAGGGAATTGTCTAATCGGAGGAAATTTGTCCTCGGGAAAAGAGGGCGATGGTGTGAGCGCTTCCACAGCTTCAACAACCGTTATTAAGGGCGACATCACCCTGGGCGACCAAAACAACCCAACCACGGTCACCAGAGCATTAGGGCGTGTCGTTCTTGGGTGGGGGCAACCGGTTCATATACGTGGGTCCAGTATCAATATAAACGCAAATACTGAAAATGGTACCTCAGCAACACTCATCGGAAACGGCAATAATCCATTAACTGTCAGTACTGGATTGTGCTCGATAAACGGGAATACAGGGGCAACTGGAGTCTCCATTGGACGGCCATCGTCTTCCCATACGACAACTATACAGGGGAACGTGCTTATTGGACACACCGGTAGCGGAGAGACAACTATTGGGAACGGTTCGAATAGGTTAACCGTAAATGCGGGAAATGTTTTAATCAACACAAATTCGGGGGCAACGGGATGCACCATTGGACGAACCGGAAGTGTTCATACGACGACAATTAATGGTCAAGTGAGACTTGGCGACCAAAATGATACATCAAGTTCAACCGAGGCGTTGGGGCGTGTTAAATTAGGCTGGAACCAAAATGTGGATATTCGAGGTGGCTCTGTTAATATCAATACTGAAACAACGAATACAACCCCCAATGGATTGGCGATTACCAATATAGGAAATGGAACAGGTGAAATTAATTTAAACAGCATAGATGTTAATATCGGAAATGATAACCTCAACTCTGTTACTGAAATCAAAGGGAGAACGATAGCAATTGGAAATACACGCCCTCCTGATGGACTTGCTTGTGGAATTCAGATTGGAGCGGGTGGTTTAACGGCTGATGCCGTCGGGCAAACTAACACTTTTGTATCAACTGTTAATAAAATATTTAATCCGAAAATTTGTGACGCTTGGGGAAATTTAACCACACAAAATTTCAATTTAAATTCCCCGTGTTGTGCCGTATTTAGTGCGGGAACCCGATATGTAGGTAGTTCTGTGACGCTTCCATCAACTGCAACAAGAACAGTATATTTAAATGTTCCAGATTTGACAAGCATAATGACCTATCCAATCATCTTGGACTTTTCCCATTTTGTTTTCGGTGGGTTTCCAACGACTCTTAGCCCCGTCTCAACAGTTCTTGTTGGCTATGATACCGCAACTTCAACGGCTATGGCAAGCTCTGAGGCACGTTCAAAGTCATTAGCGTGTAATATGGTTCTTTGTGTAGCAAAAGCAACAAGTAGCTCAGCCCATAAATATTATTTCCTACCCAATATTAACACCACAACCAATCCGTTCAAATCAACCAGTATTAAATTAAAAGTAAACAATACTGCAACTACCTATAATTATACACCATTTACCATATCCAAAGTTAGCGAAACAAAATTGAGAATAGATGTTCAATTTCCACAATCTTCAACATCTTGGAGTGTAACTGGTGCAAATGACACAAGTGCTAACAATGAATTTGTGTATAGTCTTGGTTTTACCATTCGACTCCAAACGAGTCCATCCAGTAATTCGAGCATAGGTTTGTTTCCAAACAACAGCACAGACAGCCCCGCCGGTAGTTGCTGGCTAAGTTTGTCGTAATATAGCGGATTCTCTTTTAAAACATAAGCTTTAGAAAAAATATATTATCTCAATGTATAATATGTTTACTACCGTACTACTCAACTCGACCAATATCGTTAAAAACGGAAATAACAACCGGTTGGTCTATACCTTTCCCCAAGCAAAACAATTTAAAGACAACTCCATAGTACTTGATGGGCTTGCTCTTTATTACAGTTGGTTCAACATCTCGGCCAAATACGGCAATAATCAATTGCAATATACTTGGCCCAACTCAACAGGAAACGGATACACGACTCACGGTATTACAATCCCAGATGGGTTTTATGATGCAAAGGAGCTCGATGCTTTTATTAAAAGCGTATTTATTTCCAATAGACACTACGTAACCCACAGCTTAACTAACAAAAACAATTTCTTTTTAGAAATAGTCGAGAACAGTAATTTTTATTCAATTCAAATGAATTCTTACGCTGTTAACCAAGCATATCTTACCTCGCAAAGTTGGGTAATCCCTGCGGGAGCTACATGGACCGTCGGCGCCGCAGTTCTACAGCCACAGTTCGTTATTGGTCCAAATGCTTTTAGGGACATTGTCGGTTTTGCCACTGGTTCTTATCCCCCAATCAATGCGCCCGCAACTGGGAATAAATACTCATCTTTATCTTCCGTATGCCCCCAAGTTAGCCCCGTCAATAGTTTGATTATTCGGTGCAATCTTGTCTCGAGTGATTACAGCATTCCAAATGATGTTCTGACGTCGTTCCATATAAATGCCGGATGGGGTGAGATTATCAGTTTCAACCCGAGCAATGCCAACCCAATAAAAATTCGTGATGGTATATATTCCTCTATAGAGCTGACCATTTGTGACCAGAATTTTAACGACATAACTATAATTGACCCCAGCATGGTTATTCGATTACTTATTGGTTAAAATACTTATTTTACCAAAGGATATTCCGTGACAAATTGTTTGGGCTATAAGCGTCGTCTTTCCAATTCCCCCTTATGTTTGCCGTGCGGGTCAAGTACCATTGCCGTCTTACGGGGTCTCTGTGCTTGGTAAAGTCTTCCATTGGGGGAGACATTTGCCCGAAGTTGATTAACTTGCCCGCTGGGTTGTAGATGGCGTATTTCTTATTCTTTGCTTTGCTCCGGTATAGGGTCGCGGACTGGCCTAATATGCGATGGGCTTTGACTTGCGCCTCCTTGGGGTTGGAGTAAATCCAAATATCGTCATCCTTTGGGAACCTCTGTTGAAAATTCATATATAATATTATCACACAAAAAATAATATCATACTTAATAATTAGAATACTTATGTTCAAATACTTAGTGTATGTAGTGAAGGGTGTAGGTTCCCTTTTTTTCACTATGAAGTTTTTACCTTTTTTTCTTTCTGGGGAAAAAAATAGGGATAGCCTCAGTACACTAATTATTTAAGACCCTACACCAACACGACCTACACTTTGTGCTAAACCCTATTTACCACCTGCTCTTTCCTCAACACCTTGAATTCGTACTCGCGCAGACAATTCGTATGGTAATGACTGCTATATTTATATTTTGACATACATAAGCAAAAAATGCGATTGAGACAATAAGAACAGCGTTTCATTATTATAGTATCCAAACAAAAAAATAATATACTAAAATTCATTCAATCACTTCGATTATGATGAACCGGCTCTAACGGTTTCGTAGTTTTCACTCGAAGAAAAACTACGAAACCGCCGACGGGACTGTACGGTGACAAAAAAAAAATAGGTTTTCGATTTATCACCAACTGGTCCCCCGGGGGATTATTATGGATGAAAACAAAAATGTCCATCGTGGTAATTGATTGCGACAAATCGGAGCCAACCAGTACAATTTTGGGTCAGATGTCGGTGACCACCCCGAAACAAAAATAAAATATAGCCGGTTTATCGGTGGTTTGAAAATGGCCATCGTCATTTGTCAAGTTGTGTTGGATGTGCTGGATTGGTTTCCACTTTGAACGGAATGGACTGCCGGGAGACCAGAATAGAAGCCGATTTGAATTAGATGTATGAAGGAGCCCGGGCGCCTAATTATATCTAATTAGGCCCCGGGCGGTCGCAAGAGTGCTTACAGAATTGAGACCATCAACCATCTAATATTTGTCAATGCTTGTTCAAATCAGCGCAAGCCGTTTCCCGATTGAACACAATTTTGGGAAACCATTTTTTGAGTTGTTTTGTTTCTCGTCGGCGGTTACGAAGTTTTCACTCGAACAAAAACTTTGTAACGGAAAATGTGTAACTTATAACGCCGATGTTATCAGTTACACATTTGTTTTTGTAAATCCCAGGTTTTTTTTTTTTCAGCTGTAAATAATCCCCCGGGGGCGCTGTTAGCGATTTTTATCGCAAAGTTTGGTTTTGGCCTGTACAGCCCGTCGGCAGTTACACTTTGCGATTTTTATCGCAAACTCTGTAATATACAATAATATTAATTTGATAAAAAAGGACTTAAAAACAAAATAGTATAAAACAGTATAAAATAGTATGGTTAATTATTCACAAGCGAAAGTATATAAGATTGTTGATAATACAAACGGGAATATTTATATTGGTTCAACATGTGAGCCCACCTTGGCAAGGCGATTAGCTGGACACGTTACACATTACAACAGATATTTGAATTGTGGAAAGGGGTCTTATTATACATCATATCAAATATTAGAAAATAGAAATTATGATATTATTTTACTTGAAACATGTAACAATGTTACTACAAAAGATGAATTAATGGCAAGAGAACGCTATTACATTGAAACTTTAACTTGTGTAAATAAAGTTATTCCGTTAAGAACCGATAAGGAATATAGAATAGCTAACAAAGAAAAAAGAGCGGAACAAAACAAAAAGTGGGAAGAAGCAAATAAGGATAAAGTAATAAAACGTCACAAAATATATAGAGACGCTCATAAAGTACAAAAATCGGAAACAAGTAAAGAATACTACGAGGCAAACAAGGAAGCTATAACTGAAAAAAGTAAAGAATACTACGAGGCAAACAAGGAAGCTTTAATAAAAAAAATGAAAGACTACCAAGAAGCCAATAAAGATAAACTTCGTGCCTACCGAAAGGAATATTATGCAAAAAGAAGGCAATCAAAACAAGAACCAGTTGAAGCAACTGAACAACAATTAAACTAACAAATTGAAATAAATCGTATGTCACTCTATACGATTTTTTTTTATCAGTAGGAGGAGCCTACAACGCAGATGGTTATATGTGTATTATGCGATTATTATACGTCTGGAACCACTAATATAATTAGGCACAAAATTGAAAGTCATACGATTTACATAAACGCTAAACCAGTTGATAATATCAGTTGCACTTTGTCCCGGTTTTGACAAATCGCAAATTATAAAAGCAGTTGCAAAAGGGGTGTCCAAATTAGTAATATCACCCCGTTTCTTATAACTCACAGTGTCTCGCAATGACAACAACAGCCCCTTAAAATGGGGATTGTCGAACAAATCTGAATTGAACGAAATAATTACCTTGTCGCACATATATATTTCTCAAATATTATTTTTTTAAATATTTAGACGAATTTCCTTAAGTATTTAAAAATCAATGGGAGGAGCCAACGACGCAGATGGTTACTTCAATACATAACTTAATTGGGGGGGTTCAACGCATTTAAAGCATGGATGCTTATCCATTTTATTTTGTGCAATGTGGTAATCACTCCATGGTTTATCTGGGTTGGCTTTAATGATGTCCCACGTAATATTTGGGTTAAGACTTAATGCCTTATAGTCCCATGGTTTATCGGGATTGGCTTGAACTATGTCCCACGTAATATTCGGATTTGCACCAATATATTCGTAGTGTTCAGGTATATCTAAATCTGGGGATGCTTCAATCATATC